TGCGGTATAATTAAAAGCTGTCGTTCTAAGTAGCGCATGTTCGAGCCAGTTACCTCTTTGTAACCGGAACACAAGTTTCCGTGGCGATCTAGTAGATCGGATGTGTATATGGGTGCGATCATCGTCGTCCATTGCCACATACTGGCCTCCGCAGATTGCTCTGCTTTCAGATATTCTTTTTCAACTAGAGGGTAATGACTCCCTAAATATCTCCATCGTACACACTACGGGTTGTACCCATTGCTCATCTGTCTCAAGATGTCAGCATATACAATCTGTCCGTCAAGACTTACGGGCTTCGCCCATTGCTTCCACGTCTCAGTGGACCAAGTCTTCGTAAAGTACGGAAAGCGGGCTGAGCCCATCACCGACACGTCGCAGTGTCTCTTTCCCGGTAGCTCTACTACCACCTCTGGAACGAACGATGGTTCTTCCGTAATCTTCTTGACCCAAACGTAAAGTGGAACCTTAACCTTTACGAACTTGGGTTTCTTTGACATTATCATATCGACCACCCGCCACCTGGCGATCTTTAACAAGCGGGATAACATAGTGAGTTTCAAATGCACGTACCGGAAAGTCGTCTTTCGACAACGATCCCAATAACGTGCCCACTCTTGCTTTTCATCACCAAAACTTGTGAAGTTGGTACTCCATGCCAAAGAAAATTGCAACTCTCGAAATGTTGCCTTCTCCTTCCCAATCATCTCCTTTATGACGTGAGGCGGGAAGCCTCGGAGATCTTTCCTGGACCATCCTGGAGGGACTGTGTCATACCTGACAATGGATGGGGGTATAGGAAGGGCGGGTGGTTTCGGCAATTGAAGGTAAAAAACCTCCCTCATTGCGAACCCAACACGCGAGAGTGTAATCCAAGAAGCACTCATCCGCAAATCTCTTGTAATACTCCGGTTACTTTTCCATATCATTGAAGACCAATGACTTAGGAAGGCACTACGGAGTAAAGACAAGCATTTGCCACCAAAACCTGGGCAAAAAGCCCCATACTGACCCCTCAAGGCGTCATAACTGTCTGGACCGGAGAAAAAAGCCTTGCTCCTAATGAAAGGAACATACTTGACGGACCGCCGGGAGGCATGGAAAAACGTACTATTTAAGCTGAAGAGTCGATTATCGACTAACGTTTTTCCAACAGACAATGTAAGACCACACTTTCCCACCATCGTCATCCAGTTCGAAGCTTCATCAGCTGTTGCTCGAAAGACGATATCATCTCCGTTGATCAAGACCGGTACATCGCGACGAATCGCGTACCGAAAGGCAAGATAATTGGTTAGACAGAGAAAAGGGAAAGACAAGAGGTTACCCATGAGCTGACCACGCGTTTGGTCGTAAGATCCGGTAAACTCCTTGGAGTAAAACCGGGATCGTGCGCTTTTACAGGCAAAATTCTTTACTTCGTAAGGAATAAGTTCCGAACGGTTCAATACTTCCTTAAGCAAAAACTCGTAGAGTTCAAGCGAAAGGTTGTCTGTGGCAGACTCATAATCCCCAGAAACAAAGACCTCGCCCGGGGACGAGGTAAATTCCGAGAATTTTTTAGGTTTGGCGTCTCCACGTAACAGCCAAGGCTGCTTAGAAATGTGGTCATAGATAAGATGGTGAAGAGGTCGAAGAACAGCACGGACATTATTGCCTACTGTTACGATTCGATCTTTACCATTATCCGACACCGTGAGAACCTTAACGCCAGGCGTGTAAGGTATTTTTTCATTATCTAAACAATAAGATAGAAAACGCTCACGGGAAAGACCCGATGCCCGAACACCACCTTTCTTTCGATTGTGGGTAAGGCAGGAAGACGTGGAGAGAGTTGAGTTAGCAACCAGCGAGTGGTACCTCCTATCCCAACGACGGCCGAAGATTTTGGATATTTCACTCTTACAAAAGAGTTTAAAATCCTCATCTACTTCACCGTTGACCTTTGAGCTCATTTTCTTAGCAAAAAGAAGATGAGCGTCCTTGGGGGAGCTCGCCGGAAGCCTTTTCCGGAAGAGAAATAATGACGAGGCGACTGAACTGCGTACCAAAGCAGAGCAGCCGCTCAAAACCCCGTCAAACCGATGGTGCCTACGTTCAAGGAGTCCTGAGCAGAACTCCTTGAACTGGCCGAAATCCTCGAAGCGATTACAAAGCGGTAGTGAAATTCCATGTACGGAATTCAACATACCAAGCAGTGAATCTAACTCCTTAGAGGAAGCCTGTAGCGACTTTAGTGTTCTTAAACGCGAATCGCTAGCCATTAAAACTTTAGTAAACGTGAAATAACGTTACTTCGGTTAGGGTCTATGGACT